AAAATTTTAACTTTTCTAGAAGATAATTTGGCCCCCAAGAAATAAGATGTTATATTATAGATACGGGTTTCAGAAAGACTAATAAACTCGAAACTATAATAAAAAAAGAAACGAGATAAGTGACTCGGTTGATATAAGGGGGGTAGGATGCTCTCACAGTTTTTATTAAAAAATAAGATATGAGAAATAAAAAGTTAATGCAAAGACGTTTACAGACATTAGATGGAATGTTTAAGAAACTTGATATGGAAATTCACAGAGGTGGAACTAAAGAATCTATCAACTCTACTCAGAGAGATATTACTGAAATGATTCAAGATATGAAGGATATAATTGAAAGGGAAAATGATTAATATGAATCTATCAGCAGAACAAATACAATCAAATTGGGAAAAGATGTTAGGTTATATTAATGCTTACATCTCAGATCCTAGAAGAGAAAAACTTATTGAGTTTTATAAAAAACATGAAGAAGAAATCATGTTAATGCCTGCTTCTCATAAAAAAGCATATCATAACTCATTTCCAGGTGGTTATGTAGATCATGTTAACCGTGTAATTGAAGGTGCTTTAGCAACTAATAAAATATGGGTTGAATTTGGAGCAGAACAAAATTATACAGTTGAAGAACTTGTATTCTCAGCTTTAAATCATGACCTAGGTAAATTAGGAGAAGAAGATAATTATGCTCATATACCATCTCAAGATGAATGGAGAAAAAAGAATTTAGGTGAAATGTATCAATATAATAAAAAATTAGCCTATATGTCAGTCCCAGACAGATCTATCAAATTACTTATTGATCATGATATCAAGCTTACCGAAAACGAATGGATGTGTATTAAACTACATGACGGGTTATATGACCAAGCAAATGAGCCTTATTTAAAAAATTACATGCCAGAGCAAAAACCTCGAACTTCTATGGTATTTATAATTCATCAGGCAGACTTAATGGCAGCAAGAATCGAATTCGAACAAGTATGGCTTTCTAAATTCAATGAAGAAGTTTTAGACAAACCTAAGGCTAAAAAATTGGATGTAAAAACCAAAGCACTTGGTTCAATGAAAAGTGAAGGTTTAAAAAACATGTTAAATAGTTTATGATAGTAACAATAGTAATATCTTCACTATCAGTATTAGTGGTAATCTTAGGATTTACCACTTTTAATTTAATGCGTAAAAACGAAAAACAAGAAGACATATTAGCAGAGTATCTTACTTATTTAGATGGACTATCTAAAACAATAGAGGCATCTGATAAAAAACTTAAAGAAATAGATCGAGCCGGTACATTTAAATCTGATGATGAGGTTGGACAATTTTTTGATTCCATCCAAAAGATTCAAGATATCTTAAATGATTTCAAGTTAAAAGAAATAAAATGATTACCGTGGCTAGAAAAAGAAGACCCAAGAGTAAAAACTACTTTACTAAAGATACCGAACAGGCTATCGTTAGATATAATAATGAACCAGATTCAGAAGTTAGAAGTCAAATATACAGAGATGAAATACATTATGCTTTTTTCAAACTAACAGAAAACATAATCCATACCTTTAAATTTTATTACACAGAAGTAGATCAAATAGAACACCTACAACATGAAGTAATAACTTTTTTACTTTCTAAACTCCATTTATTTAACCCAGATAATGGAGCAAAAGCCTATTCATATTTTGGTACTATAACAAAAAATTGGTTAATAGTATACAATACAAAAAATTATAAAAAACGAGTTCAAAAAGCACCTGTAGATGAATTATATAAGGATGATAACTATTCTTATAATATGGGTGAGGAAAAAGAAAAAGAAAAACTGGGTATTTTTATAGATGCATATGTAAAATATGTTGAAGATAGATTTGATAAATTTTTTCCTAAAGGTAATGATGCTAAAGTAGCAGATGCTATACTAGAATTATTTCGTAAAAGAGAAAATTTAGAAATATTTAATAAAAAAGCATTATACATTTATATAAGAGAAATAATGGCTACACATGGTTTAGAAGTTAAAACTCCTAAAATAACTAAAATAGCTACTAAATTATATAAGTTATTTAAAGGTAGTTATGTTTTTTATTTAGAAACTGGATATATAGATTTCGAAAGACCTTAACTAATCATATTTATACATGAATAAAACGTATAATTATGAGTCACTTAGATAAAAATATATTCGGTAAAAAGTCATACTCAGATTTACTTAAAGAAATCTACGACAATCAAAAGAAAAAAGAAACACAAATTAGTGCATTAATCAATGAATTAAAACCACTAATCAGCGATATAGGTGATGCTACAATGATAGTACCACTTATTAAAGAATACATGGAATTAGTCATTAAAAATGATGAAGCACTTATAAAAGTTGCTACTATTTTCCAACGTATATTTGCAAACGAAGGGAATGAAGATAATGGGTTTGGTATAAGTGAAGCAGAAAAAGAACAATTATTAAACGAAATACAAAATCTACAACTACCACCTAAAAAAGAAGATTAATGGGTTTAGAAAGGGGAATAGCAGCAAATTCAAGGAAGAAAAAAAGACAACCTGCTTTAACAGCAAATACTTCTACTGGAAATTCTGAATATGTAATAGGTAGAGTTACTGATATTGTTTTAAATTCTGAGCATCCCAAATTTGATGATGTAGGTGGGTTTAATGGGATAGGTACTATTTTTTATGAAATAAATAATAAAATAGGAAATAAAAAATTTCAAGCCAAACCCTTTTACCCTCAATTTTCAACATATCCTTTAGTTAATGAATTAGTTTTATTGTTTAAACTCCCTGATACTAAAATAGGAATATTACCTTCTCAAAAAACATATTATTATATAAACATGATTAATGTGTGGAATAGTCCTCACCATAATGCTTATCCAAATCCTTTGCAACCTTTATCTGAGGGAGATGAAGCTATTGAAACAAGACTTAATAGTCCTATAAATGAAAGCCAACAAACTTTTTTAGAAAAAGAAAATATAGCTCCTTTAATTCCTTTTGTTGGAGATGTTATTAATGAAGGTAGGTGGGGTAATAGTATTAGATTAAGTAGTACTTCTAAAACTTATAATAATACTTCTTATAATAACTGGTCTAAAAAAGGTGATAATGGAGACCCTCTTATTATTATAAGAAATGGACAACCTAAGGGAATAACTAGTGGATTTTTACCCATTGCAGAAAACATAAATAATGATCAATCTTCAATTTATTTAACTTCAACCCAACAAATACCTATAACTGTTTCTAGTAAAGATTATTTTTCATATGGGGTAAATAATGAAAACACCCCAGCAAATCCAGAGGAATTTAATGGTAATCAAGTAATTATTAATTCTGGTAGATTAATTTTTAATTCTACTAATGATCATATAATGCTAAGTTCAAATAAAACCATAAATTTAAATTCTAAAAAAGGAATTTATTTAGACACTCCTAATGATGTTGTTATAAATACTAATAGTAAAATTAAATTAGGAGGTCAAGGAGCTTGTGAATCTTTAATTTTAGGAGATACATTAAAAAATGATTTAGATTTTATGCTTTCAGTATTAATGCAATTAGTAGATACTATTTCATATAGCCAACTATACCCAGGAGGACTACCAGTACCTGATGGTGCTACTTCCGTAGTTGCTAGTAATTGTAAAGAAGCTTTAAAAAATATTAAAGACAATTTAGATAATATTTTATCTAAAACAAGTAAGACGATTTAATGGAAACTCAGGACCAAATAGATTATCTTTATCCTTTAAAATATACAGTAGTTGAAGGAGATTGGATAGCAAAAATTGCTCGAAAATATCCTATTGAATGTTTATCCTTAGAAGAAAGAATTGAAACTATTATAGAAGCTAATGCAGATTTTTTACTTCCTAGATCAGGATTAAATTCTTTAAATGAATTATTAGTAGGTGGTGATTTTATTCTTGCGGGGGATATTTTAACAATTCCAAGTTATGTTTGCCCTCCAACAGAAACAGAAGAAATTGAACCTAAGTTATTAGCAGAATATACATTATGTTCTGATGCAGATGGTATTATAGGAATACTTCAAATTTTTAAATATCCTAATGAAGATTTTACTGAAGGAGTTGCTAATCTAAAAAATTTCCCAGAAGGGTATGTTTCTGGTTATATTTTTGGAGCAGAATTATTAGATAGCAGTGATAATGATTATTTAGCTAAAAAGTTTTTGGATGATGATTTAAATCCTTTTTTACAAGAAATTAATTTATCTGGGGATATGAGATTATGTAATAAACTTCCATATACTGTATCTGGAATAGTTGCATCATCTGCATGTGGTTCCCCTATTGAGGGAGTTTTAATAGAAGATGAT